AGACGCGCCTGCGCCTCCGCATAGGAGGGCATCTGCATGGGCGCCTGTTGGCGCAGGATTGAGACGTCAATAGGCATGGTCGCTAACCTTATCCAGTAAGACCGCCGCCTTCAGTCGCCGCATACAGCCCGGGCGGCACACCCCCGCCTTGCGGCATGCGGTTCAGCAGCGCGTTTCTGAACGCATTCTGCTGGTTTAACGTCACGTAGTCCATGATGCCCTGACCAATACCTTGCAGCCCACCTTGCAGCGCCCCGGCGCGGCCCATGTATTGACTGGCGCGGATGTTGCCCAGCGTCGCGGCGCCCTCGCCCATCTGTTGCCCAAAGGCCCCCGCAGCGCCGGTCAAAGTGTTGGCCGCAGTCTGGCCGCCGCCCATCAGCGACTGGAGCGGGTTCAGCCGCGCCTGCCGTTCGACCTGGAAGCGGTTGAAGGCGTTGCCGTACTCTTGGCTCGCCAGATCCTGGCCGAAGCGAGTGATGCCCCGCAGCGCGTTGCCTGACAGCATCCCGCCGCGCGCCGCAGCGGAGCGTTCCAGCGCCTTCATACCCTCCGACATACGGAAGGCGTAGCCGGGGTCTTGCTCGAACGCCTGCATGTCGAACGGCCGCGCCATCGTGCCGTAGCCGGCAGCGGTTGTGTCGGGGCCGAGGCCCAACAACATCATTAGCTGGTTTTGCGCGGTCAGGCCCGCTTGCCGGAACGGCTCTTGTAGCTCGACCTGCCGCTCGAACATGGCCTGCTGCGCCGCCATTGCGTCGCGCTGCGCGGCGGCTTGGGCCTGCGCGGCTTTATCTTGTCCGCGAGCGCCCAACAGCCCGCCGACAAGTTGCATTCCGCCAGAAAGCGCTAGCGCCTCACCAATTCCAAAGGCCATAATGTGTGCCTCTTACTCGTAGAGAATGTTCACGCTGCCAGCGTCGAACGTCTGTGTACCATCAATGTACAGGCGCAAGCGGTCGAGTGTTGCTGACAGCGCCTTGTTGCCGCCCGTGACGTGGCTGACAAACGGCGAGGTCACCAGCGTCGAACTGGACACCCATGTGTTTGTGCTGGCGTCAGTCAGTATCAGAAAGATCATGCCGTTCAGCGTACCGGCAGCAGTAACGCCGTTGGTCAGCACAAAGCCGCCTTGGCCTGTGCCGCCAATCCCCGCAACGCCTGTGTTGGTGGCCGCGATACCAAACGAATTGTAGTTGGTGGTCTCGTAGCCGCCGGAGTCGCCAAGCTGCACGACCGGCGTGCTGGTGCTGCTGGTAGACAGCCCGTTCAGCCCGATGGTGATCTTTTTCACCCACGCCGGAATGCCGGTAAACGTCAGTTCCGTTTGTCCAGTAGCCGCAACCAGCGTGCCGCTCACTACGGTAAACGCGAACGCGAGATTGCCGCTGCCGTCAGTCTTGAGGAACTGCTGCACGGTGCCGTCGGCGTCCGGTAGCACAAACGACCGATTGGCAATAAGCGACGCAGGCGCCTTCAGTTCGACGTAGTTCGTGCCGTTGTCGGTGTCCTCGTACAGCCGCACGACGCCCGCGCTGCTGCTGGTGCCGGTAGCGTTGACGACGGGGGCGTTGACCGTGGCGCTGCCGGTGACATCTTGCGCCGAGACGTCGCTGTCCTTCAACAGCACGCCGTCGATGGTCACGCCGACCGCAGGCGTCGCCTCGGTGATGACGTCTACCGCTGGGGTCACCAGCGTCGGCGCGTTGGCGAACACCAGCGCCCCGGTGCCGGTCTCGTCCACCATCGCCGCGCGCAGGTTCGCCGACGTCGGCGTGCCCAACCACGTCTGAATGCCGGTCGCCAGATCCGCGACCGATATGTCAGAACCGATATTGTCTACCGTCCAGACATCGACGTCGGCGGCGGTCTTGAGCGCGAGTTTGTACGTGCCCGCGCCAAACCATACGCTTGCCTCGCCGCGCGAATCCAGAATGACGGGATTGGTGTTTGTCGTCGAGCCGCTTTCATCCGTAAAGGTGGCTTGCGGCGTAGTGGTGCCAGCAATGTAGGAATAGAGTCGCCCTCCGACCAAGGGATCGCCGTTGGCATCAAAGAACTGGAGTTTCGGCTGCGGCGCGATGGTTGCCATATCAATCCTTACTGTTGGGCCTGCTGCACAGTCAGCACAATCGCGGCGCTCGCGCTGCCGCTAGTCAGTTGTATTGTAGCCGCGAACTGGTACAGCCCGGACGTCACGACTTGGATGCGCGACGCGGGGGTGCCGATGCTGACGCCGTTGGAGATTTCCGCCGCGTCGAACGTCAGCAGATATTCGGTGTTGATCGCAGCGGGCGACTGATCCGAAGTCTTGCTGAACACGCCGTAATACTGCTGCTGCTGGATCGTCGGGCGCACGAAGATGACGCCGTTCGTCGCCACCGTCAGCACTGCGGCCACGGGGATGACGTTGTTCGGCGCGGTCGGCTTGATGTTGGTCAGACCGCCTGCGACCGTCGTAGACGGGTACAGGATGTCGCCGGCGCTAAACAGCGTAGTGTCTACGTCTCGCACCGCGCCCCACACGGTACAATAGCCCTGCTGCCCGCTGTCAGGCAGCGTGTGCGCCATCACACCAAGGATGTACAGCGACGGCTGCGAGCCGTTAGCGAGGTACGGCGCGACGGCCAGCGCCCCGCCCGCCCCTACGCCTGCGAAGCCCACAACCGTGCCGTTGGGGATGGTGCTGCCGGTCTGGTTCTCGACGCGGGCAAACAACTCCAGCCCCATCTGTTGCACCACGCCGTAGTCCATCCCCAGCGCCAACGTCTCGTCTGACGTGTCCCACGACAGCACGCCAGGGTCGAACGACACGGGCGGGTTAGGCGTGGTGTCGAAAGAGATGCGACGGACGTTGTTGAAGTTCGCTTCGTTGGACGTCAGCGCGGCGGTTTGCAGATTGTTGAAGTAGCGGTACCACTCCCGCGACATGATGTCGCGCTCGCCCTCCAGCAGCGGCACCCGCGACGCCGGGATCTGCGGGGTGTCGTCAGCCATTGGTCGGGCTGAGTTGTAGCTCAGCGCCCATGATGGCGATCTTCACTGGGTCGGTCCCAGAAATCTCGTAAACCCGGTCACGCAACTTGAGCGTCATGCCGAGGCGCCGCCAGATGACGCGGTGGTAGTGCTCGCCGATGCGGCCCATTGAGCGCCAGTGCTCATTCGACCACGTATGCCCGCCGTCGTCGCTCCACCGCAACGCGACTTGCGGGTCGGCAGTAGTTGCGGTGTCTGAAGATTCAAGGATGTTAATAATTAGCCCGTCTTCAGTTGTGATGGCGGCTAGCGGCGTTGCTGGCAACTCATCTACCGTAAGCAAATCATCTGTTTCGGTGGCTACGATGTCGCTTACTTCAGATAAAAGATATTCGTAACTTGGCGGCGGGTCTTCGGTGGACAAACCTAAAAAATCAAACGGTGCGTAGCCCGCCAACCCCACGCCTGACTCGCAGTCAAGTTGCAGGGTATGGTGCGCGGTGCGGTTTAGGTTGTTCTGCCCCGGCGCGAGCGCCCGCCACGACCGCACCCACTTCTGGATCTCGCCCGCGTCGGAGTACACCGTCATGTCGAAGGCGTAGATCTTGCCGTTCTGATAGTCGCCGACGATGACTTCACCGTTGTACGCCATTTGGCAGTTGCTGCGGTGGCGTCCGAGGCGACTGGTGATCCAGCTAGCCCGTTCATGCCATGCGCCGGTCGCCACGTCGTAGACCCACGTCGCGTTCGCCGTGGGGAACGTCAGGACGTAGAAGCTGTGGCCGTCCTGCTGATAGGTGTAGCCGATAGCGTCGTCGATGCGCGAGTACGACTGAATCTGCCACTCGATAGCGTGTGTGCTGATCCGCGTGCCGGTGTAGCCGTTGCTGCGGTAGACAATGCCCTTGCCGCGAGCGTCCGCGCCCAGCCAAAACAGCCCGTTGTCCAGCTTGGCAACGCTATACGAGGCCGCGCAGCCCAGTTCGTTGAACGCGCCTTGGATGCGCTCCAGCGGGAAGTCGGTGCCGCCTGCGTTGTACCAGACTTCCACCGACGAGGTGCCGAACAGCCACACTTCGCGGTGATCTACGATCAGCGACACCAGACGATCAGGCGAGCCTTCCGCGCTGGCGAAGTCTAGCGGATCAACGCTGCTGCCGTCCAGCAGTTGCGTCACCCAAAACTTCTGCGAGTCAGGTTGCTGGAAGACGAAGTAGCCGTCCAAGAACGACACCGTCTTCGCGCCCTCGAAGTCCGGGTCGGTAATTTCCGCGAAGACGCCCGTGGTGGCGTTGTAGATGTAGCTCTTGGGGTCGCAGGCGACGAACAACTGCACCCCGTTATCGGCCATGCTGACCGGCCCGCTGCCGCTAACCGTGCCCAGCAACGTCACGTTGTAATACTGGTCGATGCGGTACAACTCAACGCCGCTCACGACGTAGCCGAACCCGCCATACGCCAGCATCCCCCGGATCGGCCCGGTGCCCACAGTCGCCAACAGCCGCAGCCCAGGCGCGCGCATCAGGAAGGCGGGCTCCTTGCCGCCCTCCGGCACTGCCTCGGGGTACAGGTTGACCATGCGGCTATCCGCAGCGTTGACGCTGCGGGCGACGTAGCTGGCGCCAAGAATGGGGGTTTTCACTTATGAACGTGAAGTGCGCACCAAAACCGGCTGGTAGGCGCCGATAGGTACAAAACCCGGCCGCAAACGACCGTTCATCAACGATACGCCCGACGTGTACGTGCCTCCAGACGCCAAAGGATTGTCTACATTAAGCGAAGCAAGCGTAGACGTGGAAGGAATCTTTAGCGACCCGTCAGTGCCAAGATACGCGGCCACTTCGCCAACCGCATTGTTTGTGAAAGTGCCCGTTTGCGCGGCGATGAAACCCGTCTGCACGCGATTAGTTGCGCCCGTCAGGTTTACTGCTGTGCCAGCCGTAATGCCGTAGGTACGACCCGCCCGGGGCACTATGGCGTTATTTCTGACCACAGCGTCTCGCGTATCTGACAAAATGATTTCGCCAGTGTTGGCAATGGTGCTGTCAGTATTGTTGCCGACGCAGGTGTTGTTGAAGATGCTCATGCCAACGCAAGGGTTAACCACGATGGCGGGGCCGCCGTTGTTGCGGATCACATTTCCGAAGACGCGGTTATTGTTGCCTCGGTTCACCGAAATGCCAAAACCTTCGTTTTCCTCACACCGATTGAACGCGACGATACTGTCTGCTGTTGAATCGTCAAGCGCAATCCCGTGACCTTCGGTAAACGCTGCCGCCCGGTTAAAAATGTTGTGGTGGCAATAGTTGCCCTCAATCACCAAATTGCGCGCCACCAACCACATCAGCAAAATTGATACCCCTGCCGGATTGATGCCGAGATTGACGTACAGGTTGCCCCCCGTGACCGAATACTGACCTACTGCGGGCGATGTAGTCGGCGCCACCTTATACACTAAATTTAGCCCGGACGTCTTATTAAGGTCGCGCACTTCAAATACGTCAGTTGCGTTCGCGTTTAGCGAAGTGACCGCACGCTGGTAGACCGTCCCCGCCGTTAAAGTCCACCCGCTTGTTACAGTAACGAAGAACGGATACGCCGAGATGCCGTGCCCGCCCGTGATGACCGTAGCGCCGTTGTCAAAGCATTCGCTGTTAATAATTGTGCAGTTATCCGCACAGTGCATGAATACACCGTGCGCGCCGTTGTTGTAAAACCGGCACGAATCGACGAGTATGCCCGAACAACCTCCGTTGTTGTTGTTATCTGCGCGTAGGTCAAGACCATTTACAAGACTGTTAGCAAACGTGCAACGCCGAAAAATGACGTTTGTAACCGTATTCCCTGCCTGCCCTTGCACCAGACAACTGTAGGTGTTGTTCGTGCAGTCAAAAAATATGTCCTCAAACTTGACCCAACTGGTTTGGGACATGTTGAGGATCATGCTACTGCTGCCAATCGCCGGGTTTTTCGTAAACGTCGCATACGGCAGATTGGAGTCGCCGTAGACGCCAAAGGTTGTGTAGCCAGCGCTTGCAGACCCTGCGGTGACACCCTTGAATTCTGACGTGATGTTTTGCGTGGTGCCGCGCTTAAAAAGCAGCGTGTCGCCCCCTGAATAACTAAGCGTCTGATAGTTTTGCTTAGGTGCAGACGGCGACAAGCCGCTATTGCTGTCGCTGCCGTTAACCGAATCAAGGTAGAAAGTTGGCATCAGGTGAACGCTCCGACAGCGAGGACAGCAACCCCGGCGCCGGTCGTTACCTGCCACGCCCCGGCCGCGCTCTTAAGGCCCAGCGGAATCACATATGTGCCAACCCCGCCACCCGGACTATTAGGAAACACGGTGATGGCGCTGCCGCCGCCGTCTTTAATCTGCACTTGTGCGGTAGCTGCGGTGCTTACCACGCACACCAAGCGCCCAAGGTAGTCGCCCACCGCACCGATAGTGCCTAGCACTTGGTTTGTTTGGCTAGCCGCCACGGTTTCGTATTCGCCCCCACCGTCGATAACCTCAAGCGCGCCAACAGACTGATTCTCGCCGCTGAGCAGCGTAGTCAAATTTACGGGGTAGCCGCTCATGCCAACACCTCCACAGTAAGACCCGCTGGGTATGTGGCGCGCATCTCAACAGCGTCGTCACCCAAAAACGGAAATTCAATTTGATTGGTAGCGCCGCTGACCGTATACGATTCAACGCCGGTAGTGATAGTGCCAAGTCGATTTCGCGCGTCAATAGTGACGGTACCTGTGCCGACTAGCCGCAGCCGAAAGATGGACGGGGCGCTGAGCCACTGGCCGGAAAAGCTAACGCCATTCCATGTTGTTTGGCCGCGCGCGGCCAGAACGACTTGGCTTACCGTCGTGCGCTCAGTCGCCCCGCCCTGCACTACCGGCACAAGCTCGTCGCCGGTCAGCGGTGTAGACGCGACCGGCAGCTGCGAAATTTTGATGTTAGCCATTAGTAATTCCCGGCGTAGACGTTGTAGCGACCGCGTCGTGCCACGATGCTGTAAGGCATGGACATGACGTCGTCGGGGAAGTTGACGCGCTTCAGGTTGCGCTTGCTGGTCATGGCGATCCGCTGCACTGTCGGCGGGGCCTCGACGCCAAACTCAGCCGCGATCTCGCAGGCGAGGTTGTACTTGAAGCACCGCAGGTATCCTGGCGGGAAGGCCAGCGTCGTCGCTGCGACAACCGGCTGCGTCAACGGCTCAATGGAAATGAAGTGCCATTCCAGCGCCCGCAGAGGCACCGGGTAGATGGTCATCTCGATATCCGGGTGCGTGAAATTGATCCAGATGACCTGAGGATACGTTGAGGTGACTGTCTTGAGCGCGATGCCGTTGTACTGCTGCTGGTTGATGATCTTGATGCCGTAGCTCAGACCATTCAACGGATCGCGGAAATACGTGCTGTCGTCCAACTGCACGGGGCGCAGGCCGACAAAATTTCCCGTCGGCCCCAACGTGCGTGTAGCTTCGCCTTGCGGCCATGTGAAGACCTGATCCTGAGTCGAGAACACCATCAGGCGTTCCAGATTCCAGCTATCAATCATCTGCTGCATGGCCGCGAGCGCGTCTTCCGTCGTCGCGGCTGAGGGCGCCTCGCCCTCCGCAAGCTGGCCTATAAGGCGCAGCGCTGCGTTAATCTGGTCCCCGGCGGTCGTGCTCATGGTTCACCCTCGGTCGGCCTCGACGCGCAGCGACAAGTTCGTTAGGCGCGCGGTCTTCACCGGGAGTATACCGCTCCCAGCCGTTTTTCTCATCCGCTTCGGCCTCGGCTTCAGCGATGGCGATCTTCTCGCCGTGTGTTGGGTGTTTGAGATGGATAATCATAGGTGGGGCGGGGGCCGAAGCCCCCGCACCTCATCAGGTCATCATGATGACCCAGTTGGTTCCGTCGCACACCAGCATGGCTCCGACGCCCGCAGTAGCGGCAAGAATTGCCGTGCCTGCGGTAGCGGAGTTAGCCGGAACGACGTTGGACGATGCCGACACGACAGTTTGAGCAGCAATCGTCTTGATCCACACCACACGACCGACGTTGGACGCCGCAGTGGGGAACGTGACGGTAATGCTGCCCGCGCCGTTACAGACAACGAAGTTCTCGTTGTCTGCCAGCGTGAACGACGCGGTCTTGGTGACCGGGGCGTTCAGGCGCCACTGAGTGCCGCTGACCAGCCCGGTCGCCCGGACAGGCCCCGACACATCGACGCTTTCAAACTGCGGGTCGGCAAACGCTACACCAGTTGCCTTCTCGTTAGGCATAGCGCCTCCTTAGACGACGCGGTACAGAACCCACGTACCGACACCGGACTTGCGAGCAACCAGCAGCGCGCCCGTGGTGACCGGAATGGTCATCGTGAGCGAGCCGCTGATGGTCCATCCAGTACCGGCGCCGATGATGGCGGTGCCGGAGCCCGTACCCAGGTTGACCACACGGAACTGGAACGTAGTTCCGATGCGCTCGGAGTTGACGAGCGTGGCTTCCAGATCGGCAACGGTCGGCAGCGTGTAGGTCTGCGCCGTAGAAACGCCGCTGTTCGCGAGAATCAGACCGTTGAGAGTTTCGGCAACGGTCAGCGTTTTAGTCGCGGTGACTGCGACCGGATCGGCAGTCAGATCAATGATGGGGTCGTTAATGTTCCCATCACCAACCTGATAGCCGCCAGCACCATTTGGCAAAGGCATGTTGATTTCCTCGTCGAAAGTGGTTGATTAGCCCCAGACCCGCACAGCCATCTCAGGACGGATGACCTTGTAGCCGTACAGCACATCAATACGACACGGCAGACGGTCGTTGTTGATGTCGTACTGGCGGACAATCCGCATGGAGATGCCGTTGTGGACCTGCCGCGAAGCCATGTCAACGCCTTGCGGCATAATCAGGTCAGCGGTGGCAAACGTGATGGCGTCACGGTGGTAAGCCATGTTCTGCGGGAACTGCGACGACGCCGCGCCGAGGAACGTAACCGCCGCAGACGACTGCGGGAACGAGTCCACGGTAGCCAGCGGGCTGCTAGCGGTAAAGATAGACGGAGAAATCTTAACCGCCGTGTACGCGCCGCCGGACGCGGTGTTGGTCTCAGTGACCACAAACTGCTGGAGCGAGCCAGTCGATTCGCGGGTCTGCGGGTTAACCGCAAACACGTTGGCGATGGTAAAGACGTCGCCTCTGCGAATTATCTGAGTGCCGGTGCCGGTGATGTTGATGGTGCTCGCGCCTTGGCTGGCCACAGTCGTGGTCACACTGTGCGCGCCGGTACGGGTGCCCGTGGTGTGGACCTTCATCGACTGCGACATGGCCAGTTCCTCGAAACCGAGGATGCCTTCGCC